TTACCGTTGTCGAAAGTAGTCGGGCTATAAACGACACCAGCAGCATTCTTCAGTTCTGCAATAAACTGACCACCAGATCGTTTGATCAAGCCAAAGGTGATGTCAGGGTAAGCATTCAAGCAAGACTTAACCTGAGTCGGAAGCTTCTTATTATCTGCTTGCTGAGAGACACCACCAAAGAAATTAGCAATACGTTGAGTAACTGCAGGCATTAGCGGGATAGCGTTTTGAACGGTTGATAGCTGCTGTAATAGTTCTCCCCTTGAGGGAAACCAAACATGCTGTAATTACCCTGCTCACATTCGTATTGCAAGATCATGGCCTTACACGTATTCTCTCGATCTCTCAGAAGCTTAAATTGATCAGTGTCCCCAATCATCTTGGTAGAGGCAATCACTGAAGACTTGGCAATGATGTAATCCTTGAATGGTTGAGGGACATCTACAAAGTCAAACAACCAAACCACATCACATTTCAACGTTTGACCAGCAGGCCATGTGTAAGTGTGGTTGAGCTTGTCGTAGAGCTTTCCATTCCGAGTGATGACCTGATAACCTTTATTCTCCGAGAGATCAGAAAGGTCAATACTCAAGACGTTAGCAGGAACAAGGATCTCATTATTGTTATCAGGCAGAAAGGGGTATTCCTTTTCTAGGTTGAACACCCACCCTTCAGCCTGGGTTTCTCGATTCACATCCACCAATGTCTGATAGGCAATCGATACATCAGGGTTAGAAAGGTCGAGAGTAGTGACAGGAGCCTGCCCTACTGCTCCTAGAATTTGATTGATAGCGCCTAGTTCGGTAGCCGCAAGGATAGTAGGAAGAGACATAACCTGTATAAAAAGAAAGGGGCCCATTAAAGAGCCCCAGGTTATTAAATGATCAAACGTCGGTGATATTACACTCGACACTCGGATAGGCAAGACGCAGACCTTTGGTCACGCTCTTGACAGCCGAATCAGCTACAGCAGAGCCATAGCCTTTCTTGGTCTTAGCAACCGAAATACGGTTAGCATCCGTGGTGCAGACACCAGCAGCACTAGAGACAGCCATGATTAATACGAAAGAGTAGCCACGTAACCGACAACTGGAGTACCAGTACCAGCTACAGCAGCGGAAACAGTAATCTTGTCCCCAATTCGATAACCACTACCAGCATTACCAGAGTTAATGGCAACAGCCGTAACAACTCCAGCAGCAGCAGTAATGTCAACCGTCAGACCAGAACCTTTGCCATCAGTGGTCGTGGCCTTATTGGAAACAGTAGTAGCACCCGAAGTACCATTATCACCAGTGGCAGTACCAAGGGTGATGGTGGCAACCTTACCAGGGCGACCAAGTTCAATCCCAGGGAAGGGATACCAAGTCTCACTAGCGATGGCAGACTTGTACAAACTAGCAATACGCTGACGAATAGCCATTGGCCTCAGTTAGCAGATTGCAGTTCGATAGCAGCAGCAGGGTTCAGGGTGCCACAACCCATGGCAAGACGACCCACAATCAGATCACCTTGATACATCACCTTCACATCACCAGAGGTGGTCTGAACTTGAGGACCAATGGCCTCGACCACACCAGCAGCTTCCTTGTGATAAATCAGACCAGCATGGGTCGAGAAATCACCAGAGTAATCATTGTTCTCACCAGTGACGGTGGCAACGTTACCAGCCAGGAAGGGGAGGTTGTTGGAAGTCTTGATCTTGATACCAGCAATCTCATACAGGCCAGAGCCCGAATTGAGGGAACCTTGGTTGTTACCAAAGTCACGGTTCAGAATGTTGGTATCAACTTGGGAAACCAGCGCATAATATTGACGCGGAGCCAGGATGGCACAACGATCAGTCTTAGGCAGGTTCTTTTCATCCATGATGGACGCAGCTTCAAAGAAGGCATCCACAAGGGCCTGGGCGTCATAATGCTTGCCCGAACCCAGTTTGATCACCGAACCACCGGGCTCAGGGCCAGGGGCAGCAGTGATCGGGTGAGCTTCCCGTGCAGCCTTAGCGACCATACGGAAGATCTTTTTGTCATACGCCTCAGCAAGGGCATGACCGATCTTTTTGGAGATCTCACCACGCAGGGAGTAATGAGCCAGGGTCTCATCGAGATCATACACAAAGGCAGAACTGACGAGAAGGTCATCACAAATGATGGTCTTTTCAGCCACCGGGGGATCCCCACTTCCGAGGATAGGGTTGCCAGGTGTATGATAAGACGCCGACATGCGGCCAGTAAAGATAAACTGAAGCGACTTACCATTGCGCAGAGTCCGACGCATCACCGTGTCACGGGCAATACAAGCGGATTCATAAGCTTTGAACAGTTCGCCGCTAAACAGCTTCAGGTAAGTTGCATACTTAGTGTCGTATGCATTAGTACCAGCAGTGCTCGATACAGCTTTGTTAAGAGTACCGATTACGGATTGAGTAAGGTTAGCCATTAAAGGAAACGAGGGTTAGATAAACGCTTCCTGAGATCTCAGAACTAATAAACAGTAGTCAGATTAAACATCGATTGCTCGATAAAGACGGCTACGGTTATCCTGCGTACAGGGCCATAACCAAGACCATTGCCGGGAGTTGCACCCGGTTGACTCACTAACTGAGCAATGGTTATATGTCAAGCACCCCTAAGGAAGCCAGGGAGTTCCTGTCCACCAGGGTTACGTACTTTACGTTGTTGAAGCCTACGAAGCATTTCAGGAGAAGCGTTAGGGATACCCTCGTAGCTTTGCTTCCCTGGAACATAAGGTTGGTTCAGATCATAAGAAGGCTTATTAGCAATCATCAACTTTTTATTGGATGCTGCCTTCTTCTTTTTATTTATCATCATATCTATATAAGCAAAAGACCCCTAACCTTTTAAGAGGTCAAGGGTCGATAGAAGACGGGGACACTACTGGGTGCCTAGGGAACTGGAACTGCTGTCTTAAATGGATGATCGCTAGGGAGGTTGGCTGTTAGGCCCCATTTGTGGGCTAGATAGCCTTCAATCTTCTGACGGTCAGTGGTGCCTGGTTGGGTGTTGAAGATCAGAATTTCGCAGATGTCACCCGTAAAATCTAAGGTGGCAGAAATTGAGTCTCGCCCTATCGTTAACGCATAAGTACTGTTACTTGACAAGGGAGGAGAAGTGCTGACGTTACTGCCAAAAGATGCACTTCCGTCAACTCTTTGCACTGCTCTACTTGCGGCCGTCGCGTTATCGGCATCAATGTAAGAGCTAATTAAATGATACGTTCCCGGAGAAATCTTGTCGTTTGTATTGTCATTGGACGCATAGACACCATCTTGTGCTTTAGCAACCCTAACGCCTAGGCCATTGTTTCTTGAGACCGAAGAAACATCGTCATACGCAATCCAATAGCCAATGTTGTTACTGCCCGCGCCACCCGTGCTTAAATAAGTGAGTTGAGCATTTGGGTTGTCGCCAACGTTTCCAACCTTTGCGGCAATAAAAACTGATGACGCTGTACCGTTGTGCAGAAAGTTCCACGTTGACGTAGTGCCAGAAGTCAAAAAGTGAGCCGATGCAGCGGTGAACCGTATTGCGCTAAGCCCGTTTTTGGCAGATGCCTGGTAGACAGGACGGTTGCCTGCAGTGCCTTGCGACGCATGACGCCCATTGCCACTCTTGTCATTCCACTGGCTGACGGCTCCACTGTCGAGCTGGACCGTGCTGGAGTCAGCGGCATCCAGCCATAGTGCTGTAGTGATCCGAGAAGGATCCCAGTTGACCTTTTGACTGCCCGTAATTACCCAACTCATAGCATCACCTCCAAATCAATCGTAGTGGCAGTGTTTTCGGGGTAGTGGTAGTTCATATCGCGTACCTCACGATGACGATGCCGGAGCCGCCGTTGCCGCCGGGCTGCCCAACGTCACCGACACCGCCACCACCCTTGTTTGCGGCTGCAGCAGTGAGCACCCCTCCAACAATCCCCCCTCCACCTTCAGTTGCCACGCCTATTCCTGTTGTTGAGTTTGCTGCGCCGCCTCCTGCGTAACCAATAGATGTACCTGTTATAGAACTATAAGATCCAGTGCCGCCATCTTTGCCTGAACCAGCAGCGCCTGCGCCACCGCCACCACCGCCTCTGACACCTGCTTGGCCCGCCGCACCGTTATTACCTTGAGACGGCGAAGTTAAGGGGGTGTTACCTGAGCCGCCGA